ATACAGTTTGCAGAAGTAGCGGTAATTGAAGCAGGTATAGAGGTTGTATTACTGCCATCAGAAACACCATCGAGAAATACCTCGAGTGATGTTGAGGGAGTGTAAACCATTGCAACATGGTGGGGGGCTGAGTTGGACATCACGGTTGATCCGGTTTTTCGGTATTGTGTCGCCCCATTTCTAACCTTAGCCTCCACTTGTCTACTGTAGCAAGCAAAAAGGATGTCAGAGCTGGTGGTTGATGAATCATCAGAGCCTTTTTCAAAAATAATCATACTTTTGTTGGGAGTTGCATCAGACGGTAATATCCAGGCCATCACTGTTAGATTAGACGTTATCTGTAGAGAGGCCGCGTCTGGTATGGTCAGATATTGCGATGATCCGTTAAGAGAAACAGACATTATCTAAGCTCCAAAGCTACTAAAATAACTTTTGCATCAGCACTTAGAGTGTCGGAAATATCACGGCTAAACTTCATTTGAATTAAATCACCGGCAGCCCATCCAGTAGTAGTCAGGGCAAGATCAATTTGGTGCAAGTCGCCGGTGGCTAAAAGAGTATCTGTTGCAGTAACCGCCGAGGCACTTGATGGCGTGGTGGTTTCATCTATTACTTCGTCATTTGAAGGAGAACGAGTCACCACAGAGGCAGTAAATGTCCCGCTTCCACTCGATGCAGTCCATTGGATCTTTAGAGTAGCGGTTGAAATAGTTAGGTCTGATGGAACGGTAAAGTACCAGTAAACTGATTCCGAAGTTGTTTGGTCAAAATCAAGCGTTTTATAGACCCAGTTTGTTCCGACTGTTTTTGAGATACTAGCAAAGTTTGCGTCTGGTAGAACAGCATTAGAGTGATCAAATAAAAGTATTGCCGATCCAGAGCCAACAGCCGACTCAGTACCAGATGAATTTAGCTTATATAGTCCACCACCTGATTTGAAATAAATTTTGTTTCTACCACTTGATGGGTTAGCTGGGGTAGATATTTCTTTGATATCCAGGCCGATACTGTCGAACATTTGAGCTATACGGTTGATATGACTCTCTGTAAGTGGGAAGGCGACACTAACACCATTTGAGTGTGATTTTGCGCTAAAACCCTCTGATCCTCTGGTTACGCCCACAAGTTCTTTTGATCCATTGATTGAGGTGTATTCAACCCATTCAGCTATAGTGGTATTGAGTGGATCAGCGTAATTTATAAGGGCCATGCCTGGTTTAGCGGTGTCTAATCCAGAAACGTCAGAAATAATAATACCCGTTGTCTGAGTGTCATCTATACCACCACCCACATTGAGTGTGGTAGTAAAATATTGATTTCCATAGAGAAGTTGTACCGATGCCATGATTTAATTATCCTTTAATTCAAACCTATTCTTTACGCCACATAAACTCTGTTAGTGCTTGGGAGCGGCTTATCAGCCAACACCATGTACGTTGTGGCGCTAGATAGGAATTTATATTTTGCAGTCGCAGAATTAGATCTAAAACGATACTTTATAGATCGAGCTTGTTTGACAGTCTTAACTTCCACTACGATGTCAGATGAAACAGCTGCCTCAAGATTTGTACCGTTTGGAGCGTCGCCTAACAAGTGAAAACCGAAGAGTGACACGCCAAAACCTGCTCCACCAGTTGATTGCTGGTTAATTGTGAATGAGGCTGTAACAGTCACACCGTCTAAAATAATGTCGCCTTCTAGTGCGCCAGATGTTGTCACGTTTTTGAACTGAAAAGTGGGGTCGTAGTATTCTTTATATTTATGGAATGCTTTTTGGTTATATGCCTTTGTAGCCCACTCAACACTAATAGGAGTACCAGAATCAGACTTAGTGTCTTCCCACATCTTTTTTACCAAACCACTTGATTCATCCCCAAAGTATAAAAACTCCGATCCGTCAGTATCAATATATGTCGAGAAACAGTTTGGTGTGTACCCTTCGTCATACACCCAGGCTCCAAATCGAGTGTCTAGTTTCCAAACTCTATCATTGACAGTCGAGTCTTCCGTTGGGATCGCACAGCCATATACGTTGTTGAAGTAAAAGGCAGCTGCGTGTTGTAAATAAGCAGTATTAACGTCTGTTAATCGAGAAGCTATCTTTATAGACAGTTCGTTGGTACGAAGCACCGTGGAAGCGTAGTTTTCTTGGTTTCCAAGTGAATAAAAGGCCAATCGTCCGTCTTTTTTGGCTGGGAATATTATGTCATTTTCGACGTGCTTAACACCTCGGTATGAGATACCACCAAATGATCGAGTGATCTCTTCTAATTTTTGGAGTCCAGTATCAGTGAAGCTAAACTTATAAATAGCGTTGTCTTTCCACACAATAACACCGCCCTGGAAGGGTTTAATTGCCCTAATAACGGCTCCGTCATTGCGGAATACGTCAACAGAGCCACCACCAACACTAGAGCCCGAAAAATTGCCTATATTCTCCCCAACACCACCAAAATAGAGTCTTGACGGGTAGGCGGGATCGCCTGCCGCGAAAATACGTGAGATAGCAAACTCTGCCATTGTTGATTTAATACCAGTGGTTGTATTAGCTTCTGGAGGCAAAAGTGACAAGCTTGGGTCATCTTGGCCTTTGTCGTTATAAACCAAGACTCCATATACTGTACCCATGTATGTCTCGCCCAAACCTGTAGCGTAGCGACCCCAGATGTTATACCCAGTTGCTCCGGTGACTGCTGACCATGCAAGAGCGTTGTAATTTGTAGCGGATAGAGTTGCGTTACCATTGGCAATTGCGACAGATGTACAAGCGAGAGTTTCTCCAGTAGAGTTAAAAGCAGATACTCTATAGGAGTATGCTGTTGATCCAGTGGTTCCGGTAGCTGTTACCCCGAGTCCTGTTGGGGTAGTTAAAGCTGAATAAACGGTGATAGATGAGCCATCATACTTCCAAAGTGCATCCTGGCCATTAAATCCATATACGGTGTCACGAGCCTGTACAAAATTCATCCGAGCTGTAGCGTTAAATGTGGTCGAACCTATATCAGTTGGTACACCAGAGACATACTTTTGTAGTTTGTTGTTAGATCCAGTACAGTAGCGTAGGAATTGGCGTGTACCATCAGACTTATAAAACCCAAATAAACCTACGACTTTGTCACCAACATCCTCACCATAGTCAGACGTTCCAGGGCGCGGTTCAATACCATCAACACCCAAAAGAATATTTTTGGCTTCAGTTAGCTCACCATCTTTCAAGACGGTTTCATCTTGGAAAGTGTTAAGACCGCCAAGAAACGAGGTGGTTACCTCGGTGTCTATCTTGGGGTCATTTATTCTACCTACAACTTTCGGCATTATTCATAGAGTGCAAATTCGCTTGATTCGTCTGATTTTAGTGAAAAAAGATAGTTGTTTTGTTCGGAAACCATCTCTTTATATATTTCATTAAATTCATCGAACTCGTCGGCAGCACTCCCTCTCTTTCCACTAATTTTTTGTATTCTTCCTAGCGCATAAGCAACCAAAATGTCGGCAAAATCATCTGGGATATCACAAACATCTGAATTAGATGTAAGAGTCGTCCATACCTTGTAGTATTTAATTGTTACCGCATCAGTGGTTGACACCCCGTAAGACGGTGAAATGTATAAGATTTTGTTAAAAACAAAGTATTTCTCCGCTAAACCGGCGTATGTTGAACTAGTAAGACTCATGGCTTCGCTTTGAAGGGCTGGGGTATATGGAGTTCCGGCGAATCTAAGCTCTAAAATAGCCGAACCACGGATATTTGATGGGAAACCCTGAGCTGTTGTGTAGCTAGTATTTCCAGCGATGGAATCGAAGCTATCATCTGCCTCAGTCCACCACCAATAGTGTTTACGGACTATTGATTTCCCACCCTCATTTATGAACTGGGTACGGCGAGAGTATTCATTGCCACTCGGGACTGAATCTTCACCGAGTCGCATTGATATTCTGCTTTGTAGTTGGGCTAATGTAGTTGCCACAGTTTACTTTCTAAAAGTAAAATTACGCATTACCTCTAGCTCAATCTCTTGTTTGTAGGTCTTTTCACGCTCTGAAAGGGCCACTTCTCGGCGTTCCAGATCCTCGAGCTTCATACGAGCGTCATCACGGTATTCTTGGGCTTTTTTGAGTGAATTAGCAGCGTCCTGGCGTTCTTTTTGAGCCAATAGAAGGTCAGCTTGGACATCAGTATCTCGTCTGGAGTTAATCTCGCGGCGGGTGACTTCTTCTTCGCGCAGTTGTAACTCGCGTTCTTTGGTGCTGAGTTCGTTTTCTTTGGCTTCGACAGTAGACTCACGCGCAGCAATTGACGCAGATTTGGTATTAAGTGCGTCTTCCTTTTGTTTAAGGCGTTGTGTTTCGCCGTCTAATTCTTTTTGAGCCTGTTGAGCCAGTTGAATAAATGACATGTTATCCTTGGGTTTTGTATACCTATTTTAATTATAGGTAGACCAAGCGGATAACTTTACAAGTGCATTATCAAAAAACCTCATGTATAATTGTTTACATGTTATTTTCAGAAAAATCAGATAAATGGGTACAAAGATATAATGGCTATTGGCATGAACCGTTTTATGCTAACCGAAATGGTAAAAAGTTCCTGGAGTGGAGAAAGTGGGAAGAACATTTTTGCCAAAGTTGCGGGGCAAAGTCTCTGAGATTTGGCAAACACATAAGATATTGCACCATTGCCTGCGGAAACAGAGCCGTAAAAAGGTTTGGCACGAATCACGCCAGATGGAAAAATGGGCGCGCTGAATGTGCCAGTGGTTATGTAATGATATTGGTAAGCAGGAAACCCAGGAAGTATGTGTTTGAGCACAGACTAGTAATGGAGGGCTTTTTAGGTCGAAAACTCTCTTTATCAGAAATAGTGCACCACATAAATGGGAACAAATCTGATAACAGATTAGAAAATCTTCAACTCACCAACAGGTCAGACCACATTAAGATGCACAAACCCCATAGTCACAGCCGATAGTCTTCAACACGTCCTCTACCCTGTGCCTATAGGTTAGCTTATTGATAGCCAACTCATAACCAGCGGCTGCAATTTTTTCTCTTTCATCTTCATGCTCAATGTAATACTGAGCTTTTTCAACCATTTCATCCAATGTCTTATACGACACATAATGAACGCCATCTTTGAGGCCGTAAACACTTTCCATATCTTTAAAAATTGGTATCCAATTAGTAAGTAAAAAGGAGCCTGTCATCAGTACTTCTCCACACCTCATATTGTAGTCGTCCTTGATTGATATATTAAAAACCACCTTTGATTGGCTGAACTTTTTAGCTGCATCCTCAAACAGGTTTTTTTCTGGGAATGCGGGGTGGCGCGATCCATAGTAAAAGTTGGGAAACTCTTTGAACAGGCGGTCTAGTGCGTCAATTCTGGTTATGCCATTGTAATTGGGTGTTTCTTGAACGTGTCCAACAAATCCCACGTCCCATTTCTTTATAATCTCTATCTTTGGGTAGGCTACGGGATCAGCGGCATGGGGAAGCCACATGGCCTTATTCTCGTGTGTTTGGTTGTACTCGTCCACGGCTGCTTTTTGGTTGAAAAAGACGTAATCAAAGCTTTCTGCCTTCTTAAAACGGTATTCCTTGCCCAAATGGGTGTCTGAAGCAACATAAATAGTTTTTCCACCATCTTTGGGGATTTGCCACTCTTCCCACGGCAGACCATCCTCACCCCAATCAATCCACCAGTGGTAGTCAAACTTGCCAAACTCTGAAACATCACCATGAGGGGCCAGGTGGGTGACATTAAGTTTTAGCTGGTTTTTAAGTACATTGTAGTAATAGAGAGGGCTGCCATCATTTCTCCCAAAGCGATTTTCGTACCAGATTGCGTGTTTCATTTTATGCCCTCTCCGCTATGGTTATAAAGCTAATTGTGTTTCCACCATCTAATTGCTCAATCACTCTGTATCCGCAAACCTCCAACAGTGACTTAATAGACTCCGGTGAAAAGCCATGTACATGCTCAGGATTCATAGGAATGGTTAAATGAACGGCATTATTTGGTACAGCTATGATTAAGCGCCCATTTTCCTTGAGTAAGCCTCTCCAATGCCTCAAAACCGTCACAGAATCCATTAAATGCTCAACTATATGTCTAGCAATAATGGTATCAACTGAGTTTTGCTCAAAGGGGAGTTCTTTTGACACATCGGCGGTCACATCAGCCTCGGAAACCTGGCTTACCAATGTCTCAACAACCTGGTCTTTAGGGATCATATCAACACCAATGGCGTGGGGAACTGTTTTATTACCAGCACAACCAAGGTCTAATATCACGTCGCCCACAATGCGCTCTCTAATTAAATCACCCTCGGTGTCGTGTGATTCAGAACTCGTAAGTGAGGGCATTTCCCAAGCTCCCTTGGTACAATCCCACCATTTCTTGAATCCGTGTTTCCTGATTAAAGCATGGTTAGTTTTCTCTAGCATTTCAAAGCTATTCCAGCCATTCATCTGGGCGACACTTCCATGAACTCGAGTACCAGTCTTGAATCCATGATGATACACAAATACATCTTTATTACATATCAGTTTATATCCAGCGTCACGCAGTCTTATAGACATATCCAGATCGTCACCACCTGGCAAAGAGTCGTCAATACCCCCAGCCTTCATGATAGCCTCGCGTCTGACTAAGAAGCAGAACCCGATCAAAAACTTAGTGGTAAAGACTGGTATTGGTGTCTGAGTGAAAATATTTTGTAAACCCATAACCACATTTGAACTGGGGCCAACAGCTCCAACATCTGGGTCAATGAATGACTGAATCATTTTACTAATCCACAGCCGAGAACTCGGGGGAATAAATGTATCGTCATTGAGAAACATCACAAACGGGGCTTGTGACTTCTCAAGACCAAGTTTTAGAGCACCTTCCCAGCCCAGATTTTTCCCCTCACTTTGAATAACCGTTACATGGTCGTGATTGATCCAGTTACAACTATCTGGATGCCCGTTATTCACCACATAAATGTGGATAAGGTTCATTGCAACCATATTACTGAGAATTGACCGCAAGCATGGCTCTAGGTACTCATAATTATTGTAGGTCGGGATAATCAGGTCTACGGTGTTCATCTTGTTTCCTTTAGATATTTGTGTGGTTTATCTGGAAGTTCGTGGTTATTATCTTTGATCCACTTCTCAAAATACTCTTCGTCAACTATAGGAGGCTTAGTTAGGTGTCCAAGCTTAACCCTGGTGTCCATGAAGACTCTAGCTCCGGCCTCTTGGCGAGCTTTCATACAAAAATAGATGTCCTCACCTGATCCAGTGGTTGAAAAGAAGTAGGGAGGTCGCATCTTTTTAATAATCTGCATATTTATTAACACCGCGCCAAAACCAACCGCATCGCACTCAACCAGAGTATCTTTGGGGTACTTCTTCACAAAGTTATTCACAAAGTATGGCTGATGGGCTTCCTGGTCATATCCTTCGGTAGTGGTGTAAATAACTGCATAGTGCGGGGGGTTACGCATGAACGCTAGAGGCGCTAGAATGCTTATTTCGGGCTTTTCTTCCATATCAGCTAGTAAGCAGTCAACCGTGTCTATTGGCAAGACCATATCGTCGTCGAACATAAATATATAGTCCATCCCACCCTTTATAGCCTCTTGGACTAGTTTTTCTCTAGCCATAGCGGTTAAAAGTCTGCCAGTGGTATACCAATAAAACTCGTACTGGATTGGTCTTTTTTCTTCGCGCCACTGACCCTCGAGCTTTCCGAGGTGAAACGCTATGAGTAAATGATTGTCATAGGCTTCTGGGAGCGTATGACCCTCTGAGGGAATGCTGATGGCGACCTTCTTAATAACTGGTTTCATACAAAAAGCACTAAAAACCCCCTTGTAGAACCTTGCGGGAAACTACAGGGGGGATTATAAAGCGCAAGGTTTTTCATATCTCAATTATATCACTATTGCATTCGGATTAAACCGGACACATAAGCGGCAGCTGAGACAGCGGCTGGGACGTTACTAGCAGCAATCACCCACTTAAAGCCTGAGTTGGCGTAGGTAGGAGCGGCTGAGAACATACCAGCTGGGCCAGCAACCAATGGATCGCCTTGGTTGATTGTGACTGAGGTTCCGACATTGGAGATCAGAACTGAATTCACAAATCCAGCGAATTGGATACGACCATATTCGTTGTTAGGGATGTCACTGATAGCGATACCCAAGAATCCTGGGTGATCACCTGCGGCGTTGTCGATGACGACGTTCAAACCGTCATTTGAGACACCCAGAGCATAAGCTACTGGTAAACCAGTGGTGATAGTTGCACCCTCTACGTTTTTGACACTCATGTACACACGTTCTGGTGTATCACGGTTCACTTTTTGAATTTGCATATTATGTTTCTTTCTGTCCTGCTTGGGTGGGGTTTTTAGGCCCCACCACCAGTAGGAATACTTTTAATTTTTAAGCAGTCTTGCCGGTCAATTTACCCAATGATTTTCGGCGGTTAGTACCCAAGGCACAGCGCATAACGATGTGTCGGACACTGACGTGCTGATCAACTGGAGCGTTAGACTCGGTCATTTTGTTGTTGGCCATCTCGTGAACATAGAGTTTTAAGTTCTCAGCGTTCAAGAAATACATCTCACCGGATGGGACATCCAAATCATAGGAGATTGGGATACCAGCGTATGAGAGGGCGGTAAAGCCGACATCACCCAAGCGCTCAGCTTCTTTACTACGCACCAATGGATCCATTTGATAGGTAGGAGTCAATAAAGACTCGTACTTCTCAAACAGTGTTTGGGTAGTAACGATGAACTTGACAGGTGATCCACCTTTACCCTGGTTGATGGTGTTGCGAGCAGTTTTCATGTACGCAATAGTTAAAGCACCACCAGTGGCCTCTTTGTAGGCTCTCCAATCGGGATAGGTAGCACCAGGGATTCCAGCGACGGTTCCAGTGTCTACGAGAGTTTGTAAACCGACAATGCGCTTGCGGGCTTCGTTACCTGTTCCAGTAAACAAACTTTCGTTTAAGTTCGCTGAAATGGTCAACTTGGCTTGCATGATTTTGGCATCCAAGAGGTCTACGATTTGCTCTTTACCTGTGTTGTTCAACTCATCATCAAGAGTGATGGTGATGGAGGCGTTTAAGTTTCTCCAGTAGTATTGAGCAGCATCGAGGGTGTCAACCGGACTCACGTCTAAGGTATCAGACCCAGCAAACCATTCAGAGGTTCCAGCTGCGTGAAGCAGTGGGACTTGAATATAGCTAGCACCGCCGGATTTGGTTTCAATTCCGCCGTTATTTTTTAAGAAGTTCAGGGTGACAGTTTCGTCAAACACCTGATCTTTGAAGGTCTTTTCAAACTTTGGCATTGCCGCAGCAAGAGTTTGACCTACATTCCAAACTGGCATAATTTCTTTCTAGCACTTAACCGACTGAATCGACTGCCTCTGACAAAATGTTTCTGATTGAGTTTCCACCGATAGATTGACCATCTGATGTACTACCTCGAACCTCGGCCTTTTTAGTCTTAGCCTCTCTCATCTTGGCGGCTTGAGTGCTTTGTTGTGTTCTTGTTTTAATAATGTCATCAAGCTCTTTATCTCGACGCTCAATGATTTGTTTGGTTAAACTAGCAGCATCAAAACCTTTATAACTTCCCTCTTTTTCCAAATGTGCATCTAGTAACTCGGCCAACTCGCGTTGTACCTCATTCTTAAATGACTCATTAAACTCGGGTGAGTGTTGATTCAATCGACTATCAGCTGCCTCAAATTGTTCAAGTGCGTTACTGGCTAGTTGATTTTCACGTTCCTCAGCTATTAAAGTTTGATACTCTTCACGAGCTGCCTCACGGGCTGATTCAGCCGCTAGGTTTTTCATATACTCAGTGTACTGACTTACGCTCATTTGGCCTAAATCAAGTGCTTGCTGGGCTTCCTGTGCTCGCTGTTCAACTGTTGGCTGTTGGGCCGGTGGTTGAACTTGTTTTAACCGTGTGAGTTCGGCTTCCATTTCCTTAATGCGTTGAGTTTCTTTTTGACGCTTCTCGGTATATGAGCGTTGCCAATTTTTATAGATTTCCTCAAGCTGTTCGGGCGTTTTGCCTGTCAACTCACTTTTCTCTGCAAAAACCTCCTCTTGAGTTTGCTCTGCTGGTTGTTCCGTTGCGCTTGGTTCAACCTTTGGAGTCTCTTGTGGTGTTTCCACTTCGACTGCAGTCTCTTCGACTACTTCTCTAAAACTTGGACTGTCAGGCATGACGTGGTCCTTTCAAAACTAAGACTTCCGTATATACGGGTTGGTCTTAACTTATTATCTGGTTTATTGGTGGGGAACTTTACACCTAACGTAAAGAGACGATTTTGCCGTCAATTAAAGCCTGTAAACCCACAATAAAAGTGGTGTGTGAGCCGCACTTAGTACAGGTTAGCTCTCTCTTGGGTGAATCGGTAAGTTCGTAGTAGTGCTCGGTTGGTTTACATGACTGCCAAATAAGCTTTGGGGTATGGACTCTCAACGAGGATTCGCCGTTTTCATTCTCGTAGACATTCCACAAGCCTTTAACTTCTGGTGAGGAGTCTGGATTAGCGACATTTTCTTTTAGTGTCCACATATTAGAACGGTTGCGGGGCTAATTGCTTACCCATAGTTTGAGGCCCTGGAACTGTCTCTGGGTTTTCAGTTTGCATCGGCATACCCGTAGCTGGATCAATGTTTTGCACTTCTTTCATGTAGTATTCGGGGTTTTGAATTTTAAAGCTTTCTCTGAGCATCTTTTGGTAAAGTTTTCCGGTGTCTGCTTCTGGTATGTCAGCGGATGTTTCAATCAGACTAATCCATCTCTGTGACATGATATCTTGATTAACTGAGACGTTATCCAAGTTAAAGTCAATATCTGTATCAAAATCAATGCCTTTTAGGTCTTCGGCTGTGATAACTAGATCCTTTTTAACGCCGTCATCAGAGGTATAGGTGACTTCTTTGTGGTCATCGCCCCAATTATCTCGGCAGAGCTTAAACATTTGGATTACAACCTCACGGTAATACTTAGCGATAGACTTTCGGGCTTTGTTTAGGCGCTTATCTTGACTCTGAGCGAATAGCTGTTGACCCGTAGCAGTCTTAACAGTGTTGGTTTGCTGTGCACCCTTTGAAATATCAAGCGTTCCTGAGATAAACTGAGCATCTGATCGACTTGCAGCATCAGCCTCAGCAATAACAGACGGCATGTTGGGAGGAGTAATATACTCTGGTGGCTTATCACCATTCCACACTAGAGGAACACGTTTTTGATAGTCCATCAGCTCTTTTTGGGATACTTTAGTCTCACCATGAACAGCTAACCAAGGGAAAGCGAAACGATCAGCATAAGCAATCTGTTGACTTCGGCGGACACTCATATCTTCTTGGACTGGTCTGAGTGTCTTACCATAGCCAAACCCGAAGAATTTATTAAGGTTAGCATAGAATCGAGCGAACTTACATGGTTTCTCGACTATTTCCTCAACTAATAGCACCTTGTCTTTGGTGAAGTATGCCCTGTAGTCTTTTTTGTAATCCCATTCGATTTTCCAATCCAACAGGTTTTCAGCTTCACTTGATGGTAATTTACCATAAAAGTACATAACCTTGGCGCGTTTCAAGTAGTCGCTGGAGTTCTTGTCGTCTAGGTCTTCCACATCCAGATTGGTGTCTGGGTCTACATCAACCCCATAAACGGCTTTAATCTCATCCACGCTCACTAGACGCTCTTTGACGTAGTTGGGGACCTTTTTGCCGTCAATGGTGAACTCAGACTCAGGTGAAAAGTAAACCTTGAGTGGGTTTTCAACCGTAGCATAGGGATCATTATAGGCATACTCTGGAATTAGAACTGGCTTGCCGTTTTCGTCAATCATTGGCTGACCAGCGGTATCAAGCTGGGGGATATAGCCCTCAATCTCAGTCTTGAACTCAACATCAGCTTTGACCATACCGACTAAGAAAAACCACCAGGCACTCATACCCAAAAACTCGTCGAGGTCTGCTGTGTCTTTCAAGTATTCGTACGCTGCTTTGATGATCTCAGCTTTATCTGTTTGGGAGGTTCTACCCGTAATAACCAAATCGGGCATATTCTCAAAAAACGATGCTATTGATGATTCATGTGTAGCAAATATGTATGGGATAGTTATTTCGTAGCGACTGGATGAGATATGGCGGTTATATACGCCGTTCTTTTTGCCATTGGTTCCGACTTCTGATCGGTAGGCTTCATAGTCGTCTAAATTGCGTTTAACTTCTTCGTGAAACTTTTTAGTAAAGGCTTTATTGACCGTTACGATTGTATTGAGGGTTTGCAAAAGGGACATAACTTAATGATACCTGGTTTAATCCCTTAGTTTTACACTTTTTTGAAGGGGGCGAGTATTTCTCGTATTCTTTTAAGATGACGGCTTACGTTTGTCTCGTGAATTTGTAATACTTCGGCTGCTTCTCGTTGATCGTGACCAAGCTCATAGCAATAGAGAAAAATAAATTTTCTGCGATCATCTAGCTTTTTTAACATTGAACGTTTAACCAAATCTAAAAATGCTAACTCCTCAGATGTTGCATCAAACGGCACAATCTGCTCTATCATTTTTGTACTACTTTCCGCCCGCGTTTCTTTGCGTGCTTCTTGATCACTTTGACAATTACCTCATCAGCTTCCGATGTTGACTTGGGTATCACTAAATCCTCCTGTTTATTAGCTTCGGCCTTTTTGGCAGCCTCAACAGCGTACATTTCCTCGTGAATAAAGATCTTACGCTCTGAGAATAGTTTTTTGAGGTTGGTTAAGAACTCGACTAGGTTTGAACTGACCCCAAGCGATGAGTCTATAAAACAAATGAACTCTCCGTCAAAATGGGCCTCATACTGTGGGGCGGTGTTGCCGCGTTTCTGGTTCCAAACACTCTCGTCTTCTTTCCACCTATACTTTTCGGTTTCAGCCCAGATAGCGAGTCTTTTATCAGCGTTGGGGAATATTACAGAGATATTAGACAGAATTGATCGTTTTATATCATCCTGGAACGCTTGCATTAGTATTGCTCCTCCAAAAGTTGGTTTAAGATTGCCTGACCGCTGAATTGTTTAATCGGGATTATATCATCAGGAATAATGTTTTTAACACCGTACTTAACCGCATCTAGAAAATGATCGTTGCCATCTTCTGGCTCTTGAAGAAACTTACCATTTACATCGGTTTGCCACATATATCCGCGGTATTCTTTGATGCCGTTGACACTACGTTTAGTAATAGAGCATCTTTGTTGCTGGACTGTAGCGATGCCAAACTTATTTGAGTCTTTGCCTTTCTTAGCTCCCACTACCTGCAACCCATACATATTTAGCTCAGTAATACTCTTAGGCTCTGCGCTATCAGCTACGATGAGGGCTTGTTTTTGATTAAGCATGAAGTCGGCAATCGGCTTATTAAGCATCCCTTTACGGTAAAGAATCTCGTCAAAGATAAATCCGCCGTTGTAGCGATAGATAGCAACTATGGCTGTGGGGTCGTTAGTGTACCCAAAATCGAGTCCGTAGCGTTCTAAGCGGGCTTCGTGGGGGATCTCGTCAATAATCTGCCAATCGGTGTATATACGGCCTTCAACTTCACCGATCTGTCCCAAGCCATAAACTGACCACCAGTTTTTATTATTTTTATGTGTTTCAATAGACTTGACTATAGAGTCTGGCAATCCCTCGTTGTCTTTGTAGGTAAGAATAATGGTGTCTGCGTCCTCACGGTCTTTGACCGCTTGGTTGCCATTTTCTCCCTGATGCCACCAAAACTCGGTTATCGGATTCCAGTCCAACCAGATAGTATCCTCGGTACGGACTTCTAACTGGTCAAAGGTTTCATAGGGGATATTGTTAGCCTCGTTAATAAATAACCGTTTTCGGCGTGGACCACGGACTTTGTGAGGCATATCGAGTGAGAAAAACTCTAGTGGGGTTCCAGTCTCAAAGGTATAAATAAAGTCGGTAGCGTTCCAGCGTTTATCGTCCCAGTAATGGTGCTCCTGCATTATCTGTTTGAAATCTCTGATTGCACCTCGTTTAAGGTGAGGCATTGATTCACTGGTTACTGAGGTTAGCTGGGGGGTAGTATCACGCTGACACTGATCTATGAGTATTTGAAGGATTGAGATGGTTTTTGAGGCACTTGTTCCACCTTGGACACCGTGTATGCGCTTATTCAGTGTCTTCAGTTTCTTCAGAGCCGTTGTTATTTGGTACATCTAGGGTTGCCAGTAAAGGCGTAGGTAGGTCTTTCCCGTTAGTAGTGTGATCTATGGCTTGTTTTGGTTTACCGTCTATTCGGTCATTTATCTCTTTAATAGCTAGTAAATCACCCCCAGCTGCCATAGTAGCTAGTTTCTTAGCGACTATCACTTTATAAGTCATTCCCTGGTCTTGGTCTAATTCCTCTAGGGCATCTTCGATTAGATCGCTCATACTCCAGGCACGAGGTGGTCTTCCTTTTCGATTGATGTTTGGGTCACCTTTTGAAAATGGCATATTGCAAATTATTGTAAAACAATTTTTGTTGTATCCTGCGGTTTCATGTTCCAATCCTATGAAAAGCTTGACTAATAGAATAAAAAACACTCATCCAGAATAAAACTGCGAATAAAACGATGATTAGACCCGTTAGCTTATCTGACATTAACTCTCCAAGATTTGTTTCATATATTCTTAGGTTGATTTGACAGTTTTTTTATAAATAGGCTTAGTCCCTTTTAGCGGCAATCTAATAGTATATTCGCCTGTAAAACCCATTTTCTTAGCTCTCTTGTTTATATCCCACAAAACATGAACCATCTCCCCAAACGTGGCGTATCCTTTTCGCTTGGTTATCTGGCCTCTCTCGTTAAAATCCACATTTAGCCCATTTCTAAATCCATCATTGCCAATTTCAAATTCGCAAGCTACCACTTCTTCATTTCGTTTCATCTCCCCTCCCCTGTGTGTGGTTGTGGTTGGGTCGTTTCATCAAGTCTTTTTTGCAAATAATCTGCCACTCTTGTTGAGGCAATGGTGTCGTAGTCGTACAAAAAACCCTGAATTATATAAATCTGGTTTTCTGTTAACGATAGCTCTCTCTCCTTAGGTGTAGTTTGTTTCATTTAATATCCTCAGTGCTCAGGCCTTGTTCAAAAGCTTCAAAGCCCGAACACTCGGGTTACTAACAACCTTTTTTACCGCCTTTTTTCTTCATGGTGTTCTCTCCGCCCTAAACGTAGTAGCCCAGGGATGTTTTTTAGCTTTTAGAGCCTTTGAATTGCGAGTTGATATGAGCTTGGATAGACAGGTGGGGCTACAGGTTTTTCTACCGCTCGTTTCTTTACCACAAACTTCACACTTCATGCCAATAGTATATCATTTTTTTGTCTTATATAGTCTACCAAATGGGTTTCTTTTTTTTGTTACTTCAAGGCATTCTGGGCTACAGGTTCGTCTTTTAGACGGGTGAGTTGGCTTTCCACAAATAATACATTTCATGTCTTTATTTTATCATGTATAATCTTAATTGTCGTTCGTGCAAACCACCACAAGTGGGAATGATAGATAGCCAGTTACTCCCGGCGGGGTGCTGGCTATTTTGATACATATAGATGCAGTTTACCAGCGTTTTAGTTTTGAATATAATTTTTCAATGAAAATTTACGGACAGTCGGGGTTAGCCGAATTTCTAAAAGTTAGTTTAATAACAGTGAACAGGCAACAGAGGACTGATTGGAAGGATTTGCCTCGAAAAAAAGTAAATATAAAGGCACCAGGAACAAACAGAGTCCACCTTTTTACAGAGTACGACACCATAGAAGTCATCAAATGGCTCGAGAAAACCTTTAATTGACCTAGTTTGTGCTATTGACACGACTCCGTACTGGTTTGGTATTCTGACACTTGCTAATGGGTAAGCCATTGGGATAAAATAAGCTCTACTACGTGTTTCCTCTGTTGTGGAAAGGGTGCGGTTAGTAGAGCACCCACCCCTCCCATAGCAGAGGATTTTTTGTGACCATTGACGAAAAACTCAAACAACTACGTGAAGACTACGTTAAACATCCAGAGCGTAGGACTGCTATTACTGCTGCCGCTAAAGTTTTAGAGATCGGCAAAAAATACCCCGTTTACAAAGAACACTATCACAAAGAGAAACCTTGGGTACCTCCTACACTCGTTAATAGAGTTAAAGAGGCGCTTTTTTAGAGCTTGATTAGTTCAGAGGCAGAACAGCTGTCTTATATACAGTAGGTCCCTGGTTCGACCCCAGGATCAAGCACCGTTGACTCGTGATGTAAAGGCAACATGTCGCCCTGTTAAGGCGATCTTATAGGTTCGAATCCTATCGAGTCAGCTGAGAAAGAACCCCATGGATCAATCAATGGAAAAAACGACCAGCCTCGGAACGGAAGAAATATTGCTCCAAGAGTACAGCCCAGAGAGACAGCAGGAGGTTGAAATAGACCACTCAAACTCAGCATTACTGTTTACCCCAGAATTTATTCCTTTTTACTCTGAAGTCCAGCGTGAGTTTGGGCTCACCCACATCGAAACCATCATTTATGGTTTTATCCGCTACTACTCAAGATTCGCTAGTAACAGGTTCTATTTTACTGACAAGCAGCTTTCTTACATAGCAAATTGTAGTGAATCAGCCGCTGGAAGGGCTGTAAACAAGCTCAGAAGTGTTTCAATACTCGACATAAAACACAAAATAAAAGCTAATGGTGGCAAGGTACGCTTTGTAAAGCCGAACCGCTTAATTAGCGACTCGGCTCCAGACAGGAGTCGCTTAATTAGCGACTCGGAACCGCTAGAAAAGCGAGGAAAAGAGAATAAGATAAATAAGAATAAGTATTTAAAGAGAATAGAATTTTCTTTGAATTTTTCTGGGAGAATACCACCGGACATAGAGGCAGAGATACGCTCTAACAAGCAACTAACCAAGTGGTTTGGTCATCTCTTAAAGGATGCTCCCTGATTCCGACCCGAGATGGAGTGCCGCCGAAATTAGCACTCGATGCTTCACACTGCCAATTGGCAGGGTGGTATAATACACACATGAAGCCTGGCTATTTCCTAATCGGAGTTGCGAGGCTTTTCGTTTTAATATACAATGTATTTCTCATCTGTAGTCACAGTCCCTTAACTGTCAAGGCACCCGTTATATAAGCGGGTGTTTTGTTTTTCCAGGCTAAATTGCTATTTGACACGTGGTACAACCTTATGGTAATGTATTGTTATGCACGAACAAAAATACCCTACCCCATACGACCTGCTTGACAGGTTAAATCAAGAATATATTGATTTTTTAATTGACGCTCATCCTGAGGCATTTGAGGACGAGATTGATAATAGCGATCCAGCTAATGTTTTACACAACACCTCGCTAAAGCCTGATTTTGACCTTAACTATAACGATA